ATAGGTAATTATGTTTGCCAATCTGGTATATTCATTTAGGCGTAGGGAAGGTGTCTGAATTTAATCAGTTGAGAATAGTTCTAAAGTAAAATAATTAGGCTTCTATTTTACTTAGTTGGTCTTGCAGACTTATAACAGCAATCAATTTTGAGTGAGCTGTCTTACTTATAGCCGCAATCCCTGGAGGATACATTCCCCCGTTTTTAACTTTTAGTCTCGTGATCTTTGCGTTCAGAGACTTTCGTTCCTTCTCGATCTGAGTTATCTTTTGGCTCAGATGTTGGTAATGGTTTATCATTACTTACCTCTTTTATTCTAGCGAACTCAAAGCTGACAGTTTTTCCATCAACTTCAAAAGAAGCTGCATCGCTAGGTACCATTTGGTTTGCAGCATCAGCAACAGAAGTAAAAATTTCACTAGCAGTAAAGTTAGCACTTCCGTTCCAGAATTTTTCAATCCTTTTACTCATTTGAATAATCTCTTTCTAAAATAATTTTTAAATAATGAATAGCTTTTTTAATATCTTCAGCTTTATTTTTTTTTTGATGTCGACATACATATTTTACAACATTTCCTTCAGCAAACAATAGTTTATTCTCACTAATAAAATATGCGGGTTCAACTTTCATATTTTTATAATGATCGCTGCCAATTTGTTCAGCTAAACATTCGTAATTAAATTCTTTAAATATATCTGTGTGTGTCATCACTTTAATATTTGAATGCTTCTTGCTTTTCCTGGTAATTTTTTGATCCATTTCCTATCTTCTAATTGGCTAACATATTTATTAATTGAGTTCTTTGATTTTAAATGTACCGCCACCCTCATTTCGTCATAAGATGGCGACACAGTATTTTTTGCAATATAGCTTTTAATAAACTTAAAAAGTTTTAGTTGTTTTTGAGTTAAGCCATATTGTTCCATAAGTTATCTAAAAGGGGATTTCTTCTCTATTAGCGTCTGGAGCTGTAGCAATAGTGCTAGCTGTTCCCGTTCCCGTTTTTTTGATAGTAATCTTTAAAGATTTATCTTCCTGGATATAAGCTGAAGCCTCCATCCATACACCATCAATAGTGAAGTTCTTTCTATAAGGCTTCATTGTCTTTGGGTTTACTTTATCACTATCCGATAAAACTAGATCGGGTCTATTCTTAGTAGCTTCGTCTCCAGCTATCTTATCTGCGTTTCTTTTCAAACTAAATGTAGACACCCAGTTTGGATCTTGTGGTTTCTTAAAATCAGCCATATATATTTATCCTTTTATGTTAATTGCTGTCGTCTATTTAAGAAGGCAGTTTTTACTTCTTCATACCTTGCTAAATTTTGTGTTTTAAGTTTAGTTAAAAATTCTTTATTTTGACTTCCTAGTTCCTCTAAATTTGCTTTATGAGTACACGTCTTAATTCTTTCTTTAATAATATCTGCGTGATCTAACTTGATACCCGTGTTGGCATTATTGTTTTGTTTTACATTTGGCATTTCTTGATCCGAATAAACTTCTCCATGAATACCCAATGCTTTTAAAATAGATCTATCGACAGCTCTTTTTTCTGCAATCGCTACTGGATAATCAAATTGATTATTTTTAGGAGAGGCTTCTCCAAGTGAGGTAAATCTTCGAGTTTTATGTAGCGCAACTGCTTTAACTACAGCTACCTCTTTATCTAAATTACAATGAACCAAATCTATATTGGTTTCTATGTTATAATGCTGCGCCAATCCTTCTACTTCTAAATGTTTTATAATCCATTTCCCAGGTTTGAACTCCCACATACCACCATCTTTTTTGATTTTTTTTAAATAGGTATCAAGTGAAATTAAGTTTATGACGTTACCCATGATTAACCTTTTTTCGCATACCCAGAGTTTGAATGAAGGTAAAAGAATACTGCTGTATTAAAACCTCATCACGCATCGCTGCATGATTACTCTGGGTATATTTAACAAAGCTAACTGCCAAGATAGACAAGGCTATAATTACAACAAGGAGCAAACCTTTATAATTATTTTTCTTTGCTAAATTCTTTTTCAACATCCATTGCTGCACATTTAAAACTGATATGTCTTGTCTCAATTTAACCCCCATAATTTCATTGCAATATCTCTATGCTCTCCCATGTTCTTCCAAAAGAAGTGGCCAAAGTCGGGAGCAATATCTTGATGCCAAGTAGTCTTACCCGCATGATTTGCCATTACTCGTTCTCTACGTTTAGCTGTCATGGTTAATTTGTTAAGACGTTTGCGCAAGTTTTCTGGTTTTAAATCCTCGCAATTTTCTGGGGTAAAAATTTTATAATCTTCTTCATTCATTACGAACAAGTGTGGTTTCTTTTTTTCTTCACAAGCAAAGTAATAGAACGCCACCTGGCTAACGTGTTCTTCCCATCCCATGTAACCTTCATCTAGTTTAGGTAATGAATAATTTGAAGTACCATCTTTTCTTGGTCTATTTTTCTTTCTATGTTTTGTTTTCATTTCAACAAAATTATGTTCATCTTCAAAATCTATTCTGCCGATTGTAGGTAACACGCAGCCATCTAAAGTTAATGAAACATATCTTTCACATTCAATAGGGGAGGTTAAATTAATTTCTCTTATGCCTTTTTTTAATGTTTCAAATGATATTGCTAAACCTAATCTAGCTTGATCGTGTTGAGTTTTGTCTGCTTCATCCGCTGGCTTATACCCATTAAATTTTTCTAAAATTTTATCAAAGATTTTTCTTTGGGGTAGGATCTCTGTTTTAACTAAACCTTTACCAACTTTAGTTTCCCATAAGTATTTGCCAAATTTTAAAATACCCATATCGCCAAGGCATACGCCAGTAAACATTTTAGAATTAATTGGAAGTTTTCTTCTTTGCTCTTGCGTGAGATATAAATATTTATAACCCCACATACAATCCATAGAATTTAATTGAGAAGGCGACCAATGATTAAGTTTATAAAGTTTAACCCACTCTGGTAAATCTTTAATGCTATCTAAAAAATCGTCTTTTAATACTGGTTCCATAATACAAATTAAATACTTTATTGGAACGATTGGTAAACACAGAAATCCTTATTGGCAAGTTTAAAAACCAGTTAGGTAAAATCGGAGGTTGTGTTGGTTGTGGATAATTATTTGAAGGGATTTATTTATTAGAAGGAATTTTATTAACAGAATATTTATTGTAACTTTCTAAAAAAGACATTTTTCTTGGAGCTGCTAATTTAATATCTTTTGGATAAACACCAGCACCAAATTTAAAAGGTATTTTAGTTTCTGGGTGTAATATATTTAATTTAAAATTTGTTTTAGATTTGTCTCTTTCAATTATACCAATAACATCCCTATAGCCTTTTTTTTTATCTTTAACATTTGATTCAATATAACAAGTTTTATTAATAGCATACTCACTAAAACCATTATAAACATCATCTGTACTCTCTCTCTCAAATAAATGAATTTCTTTATGATCTTCTCCACCTGGATTATAAAATTGAACAGCTTTTGTTTGTGGTGTGTAAAAACCACCAGGTATAATAATTTTTCTATAACTTTTTTTTGGTAAATTCTTAACTACAAAATCTTCAGTATAAGAATGAAGCTCTATAGTATCTAATTTTTTAGCGGGAAATAATATATCAGCTGGATTGCATTTTAAAATTTTAGCGATTTCTATTGCTTGCTCAACACTAACTTTTCTTTCGCCTTTAAGCCATCTGTGAGTAGTAACTGGAGAAACTTTTAATTTGTAAGCTAGCTCTTGGGTATCTATACCAACTTCTTCCATTTTTTGTTTTAAGAACATATCTGCTTCATTACCCTTTAAATTTTGATTCGAAATATCAATAACTTTTACCATGGTGGCAATGAAACACAATGAGTTGGTTATGTCAATAGTGTTACAGCAATAATTACAGTAAATTGCAACTCTGGTTATATGTTGACAACTTCGGTAATCGGCTATTGCCAACAAGGGTTCATTTCCATAATGACAATGAATGCAATTAGAAAAATTCAGAACTACAAAAGGTTTATCATACAAAAAATTAGCTGATTTAATAGGTGTAGTAGGTGTCTCGCCAGCAACCACAATATTTAGGTGGTGCAAGGGGTCAAGGATGCCTGGCAGAAATTGGATCAAAATCATTAAAGAGAAAACAAAAGGCAAAGTTTTGCCAGCTAGTTTTTATGAATAAAAAGAAACAGACATTAAATGGAACTATAAATGATTACCCGTTGGTTGAAGTTAAGTGGCTTGATTGCATTAGTGATAACAGCTGGATGTCAATCGACAAAGCTATCGCCACCAAACCCGCTGTCGCTATTTCGATTGGTTATAAAATCTTACAAGCAAGAGAAAAAATCACAATCTTTACCGATTACATCATCGATGACGAAGATGGATCACTTACAGTAGGCAACGTCACAACTATTCCCGCTGCTTGGGTGCAAGAAGTAACGGAGATTATATTTACTAAATGAAATATTTAATTTTAGTTTTATTTGCAGCTCTAATTTTATTACCTAAACATACTGCCAATCAAACTGTAACTTCATTCGAGCAATTTTGCGATGTCTATATGCAATGGGTTAATCGTTATCCGTTAGCGTTACATCCTGGGGAGTGCGTATGACAGAATTAACGCCAGAGCATTTTGAATTAATAGATAAAAACAAAGCTAAAAATTTTGAGAAAGAACAATTAAAAAAAGAGATAGATAGATTGTCTGAAGAAAACAGAAACATTAAAACAATTAATAATGGTTTAAAGCAAGAAATAGAAAAACTTAAAGATCCATTAAATGAATTAAGAAAAGATGGAGATCTCTAGTGGCCAGGGGAACTCTCAAAGGTAATTATTTTAATACTGGCGATCCGTATTCGGAGTGGTGCAGAGATAATCAAGTTTACTTAATTGATATTGATGCGTGTGGGATTTGCAAAGTTTGTAAAACTCCGTTGTATCTGGCTGAGACGTGCTTTGATCGGGGCCAGACTTGGAAAGCGACAACAACAACCGAAGCGTTAGCTAACTTATCTGGTTTACCTTCCTTCCTGGTTTTCTATCAAGCTAATGAAGATCGTAAAGTTATAAGTCTGAGAGTTACGCAGCTAACACCCACAAGAGGTAAAGAAACTTTAATGCTTCCTGAAGGTTGGTTTCAAGTATTAGAATTATTACAAGAGCAACACAACACCAGTTGCGTAAAGAAAGATATCCAATGAGCTTGTTTTATGTAGGCGATGTAGAAGTTTTAAAAGACGTGAGGATAACCAACCAGGATTTTAGGGTCTACACGTGCCTAGTAAGCTATATGAACAAGGAGACGGGTATTTGTTATCCGAGACATGCAACAATCTCGAAGGCTATTGGGATGAGCCGTACGGCGATCTATCGTTGTGTTCTTCACCTTGCCAAACTAGGTTACGTAACTGTTAAGCGTAGATCCTCGACTAATGAATATTATTTACCCCAACAACTAAAGCTGCAAGAAGTAAGGAAAAATCGGATACGTTCCAAATATGAAACAGACAATGTTCCTAATTCGACTGATATTAATAAGACTATAAGTATAACTAATAGGTATAAGAGATTTAATAATAACTATCAAAGAGCAAGATACTCTCCCCCCACCGCTAAACATAGTGGAACATCAATAGAGTATAAAGGCGAGCAATATAAATATGTTGCTGAGTATGGAGATAACGTTGAATACAGAAATAAAAAAGGCGATGTAATTGCCAAACATAAATATAAGAAAGACGAACCTATAAAAAAGCATGATGCCACTTTAAAGGTGGCTGTTTGAAGTTACTCTGTACTAAATTAATGGATATCTTAAACACAGCTGGTTTGGCAGAAAGGTTCATGCCTAATGTTAAATTACCAAAAGCAGCGTCTATGTTTGATATCCTAAAATTCTCTTATGATAGAGACGATCATGGCTTCTATGAAAATAAAGATAAATTAAAACTTCGAGCCAACAATAAACAGATTGCTTGCTGGGAACTAACCATTATTGAATTGCTACCTCTCGTTGATTTAGAAGAAAGACAGATCTTATGGCAAAGATCAAAGCGTTATTCCTGGGTTGCACTTGGTAAAATGTTTGGCTGCCATCGAGTGACTATGAAGAAGAAATATCTTAACGCATTATTTAATCTTGAAAGTAAGCTGACTAAATCAGTTATAGACAAGATTGATCTAATTTAATAAAGAAAAAGGTATAGTTGAATATTATTATATTCTGACTTATGGCTGGTCATCCACTTAAAAAAATACAATGCGAAAGTATCGCTAGAACCTCTGGTGTACAATGCAGAGCAAAAGGGTATTTAAAGAAGTCGGGTCATTATCGGTGTCGCTTCCATGGTGGAGCATCAACGGGAGCCATAACTTTAGAAGGCAAACTAATTGCTTTCAAAAATTTAGTTCAATTTAAAAATTATACAAGAGAACAGCTATTACAATGGATACAAAACAAACAGACGAAATCATCAAACGTTTAGAGCTAGGCGAACCTTTATCAAAAATTACTCGAGATAAGAAGTTACCCGATGCCTCAACTGTTTATAAACATTCAAGAGATAATAAAGAGCTGCACGATAAGATCATGCAAGCTAGGCAAACTGGCGTTTGGACTTTACTTGATAAGATTGCGGAAGATATGGAAATACCAAAGACACCACAAGAGACACATTTTTTAAGAGAGAAATATTCACACATAAGATGGCTTGCGTCTAAACTTGCTGCTAAGACATTTGGCGACAAGCTACAACAAGATATTAAACAAGATA